CGCGTGTCTCAGGAGCGATAATGATGCGGTCAAGCTTCGTAAGGTCAATCTTTGACTTGTGCCCTTCCTCACGGACAAGCTGAAGCTTAGTCTTAGAGAAAGCAAGACGGACAAGCGTGTTATTGACATCCGAATACTGAACAATGTAATATCCGTTTCCTACCCAGGTAACAAGACCCCAGTTCTTAAAGTAGTCGCTTCCTACTTTATTCTTAGCGTCATTCGGAATCAAGAACTCTGATTGCGGTGCTACGTTAGCCGTCTGGAACGGAGGAATCTCGTCACCGATGCTATTAACATCTACGAACTTGACGATATCTCCAATGCTGAATACGAGGTCGGTAGCCATACTCTATTCTTCTTCGTTATTATTCTTCATGGCTTGTTCAGCAAGGTTCTTGATATCCTCCTGCTTGAGGCGTGCGATACGCTTCATGCCCGCGATAAGCTGGATACTGTCAGGTCCGTGATTGTTCGCTGCGTACTGCCCGAACTCAAAGCCTGAACTGAATGCTTTGAGATATGAGAGAGAGGAGCCAGCTCCTGCCTCTTTCAGGTTAGAGCGAATAATCATGTAGAGGTTAGCAAGGTCCTTTTCTGTAAAGAGGTCCTCTGCGACATCTTCCATAAAGGTTTCAAACCGCTTCTTCATCCTGCGATGAGTTTCCTCATCATGCCCGCAATTTTCGTCGTGTTCGTGTTCGAATAAACTCATACCGCTTCTGTTATAGGCTCGTCATTCGACTCAGGCGCGATTGCGTCATGCTCAGGAACTGCATACTCTCCGCGTGCTGCCGAAAGAACTATCTTGTAATCTTTCTGATTCACAGTCTGCTTTCCAGCTTCTCGCTTCCAGAGACTCTGAGCAAGCAAGAAACCTTCGAAGTCAGGCTCTATCACATTGAACTTGAATCGCTTCTTGTTCATGCGATACCCAAGCTGAAGAATACCGAGCTTGAGGTCTACGCCCGGAGGAAGCTTCTGGAATCCATTCTCGCCGTTGATGATAGTCTCACGATAGGCAGAGACTTGGAACTTAGATTCCTCCCATACTGACTGCCCGGTCTTGAAGTCAATCAGCCAGTACTCCTCTCCTATCTTATAGATGAAGTCAACAGTACCAGCGAAGTTATGCTTGTCCGAGAAGACTGCTACTTCGAAAGCAATAACCTCTCCAGGATTCTCTTCTTTCCAATCGATGAATGACTGAATGCACTCTATCTCTTCGAGAGTAAGTTCCTCTTCGAATCCGGTACTAGGATTCTTGAACTTGCTATCGATGCGAACCTCTTTACCAAGAAGTATATCAGCAATAGCAAGGTGGACTTTAGAGCCCTTGTTACCAGCAGCTACTTTGATAGCTTCAGCTTCGTCCCAACCTTTCTCTGCAAGCCACTTGTAGAAGAAAGTGCCTTTAGGGTAGTACGAAGCAACCCAAGTCACCGAAGGAACGAACTTATAGGTCGGGAGCTTAGTATTCTTATCAGTGTCAGGCTTTGCGTACCAACGCTCATCGTAGGTAGTTACCTGAATGATTCCTTTCTCCTCGTCTGCTACTCGTATTTCCTTCTTCATAGAACTTCAATAGTTACTGGTATATCGTCCACGAACCCTGTACCGTCGCACATCGAACAATCTTTGATACTCCCTACTTGACTTGTGCCTTCGTCGTCCCAACCGTCTTCGTGATAAACTTTTCCAGGCATCTCTTTACAGTTAGGACACTCTGCTTGCTCGTTTAGGTCGCGTACTCGAAGCTTCTTGCCGAAGGCGGCCATATACTTTGGTACGATTTGCTCAAGAGTAATCATAGGCGCGTCATGCTAACTACCTGCCAAGGATTGCCGGTCTTATCTTTCTGATGACGGCAGAATGCTTTTACAGCATCGAATGCTTTCCAGGCGTTGTAATCACGAACCACGAATACTTCTCTTGCGGGAACTACTGCATCCGTTCCTTCTTCTTGAGTTACAACGAGCCAAAACTTCTTGAATAGGTTACTGAACATTTTGGTCATCGTTAGGGTTTGTAATAGGAACGTCAGTTACCATGAACGATACTTCAGTCTTCTGATTACCAATCTTTGACATCAGTATCAGATTATTGAGAGTAGCTTTCAGTGCTTCGTTAAAGAAGCTACGATTGAACTCCGAACCGAACTTGCCGTAGATGTCTACTTGGAGGTGCTGTTTTACTATCTTAGCCATAAAGTTCTTTGTAGATATTATCAGCGTCCTCCTTAGTAATTAGGAAAGTAGGATACTCTCCCTCATCCGATACGGTCTTCTTGTCGAACAGGTCGTGAACTGCTTTGCGGAAGTGGTCTATCTCTTCCTGAGTGCGGTTCTTAAGCAACTGATGGACGTAGTCCATTGTCTTGTTGCTGTCGTACATCCGGATAGCCATACTAGATATCGTCCTCAGCCTTTTCCTCTACCTGAGTACGGTTGAAGACTGTATAGTTACGGATAGATTCGACCTCCTCGAACTTCCCAGTAGTCTTGTTCTTCTTCTGTTCACGAATGAACCGAGTGACAAGAGTTCCTTTCTGTCCTTTCTTTATCTTAAAACCATTCTGGCTCCACTGAAGAAAGGTTGCCCATTCTTTACAAGGATTACCAGAAAGCCGATATAGATTCTCACCTGAGTAAACAGTTCCCGTGAAAGGGTTGTGAGGCTTAGTGATAGTTTCCATACTACGCTGCCTTAGGTGCTAGTACTTCCTCAAACTCGAACCCAAGCTTGCTAAGAGCAAACATATCGGAACCTGTCATCGTTACACGATTAGTAAGCTGATTTACATAGTAGGCGATATGTTCGTCTGCAATGTACATCACCTCGTTACCGTATACGTTTTTGCGATAGTATTGGATTGTCATAAAAGTTGTGATTTAGTCGGGTGTTAATCTCACCCATACGATAAATATATGAAATTATCGTACTAAACACAACTGAGTTATCCACATCTCACTAAGTAACCGTTTGAGTTGCTACAGCTTCAGCTTGGAGCTTTGCATCCATATCAGGCGATACTGGTACCTCGAAAACCTCCTGGCCTCCTGAGCTTCCAAGAGTAACTCCTAGAATGTTCTTAGCAAGCCACATGATAGTCTGTATGTCTTGCTTCTTCTTAGTATTGTCAGTACCGATAAATCCTTTTTCCACAAGTACCTCCTTCACTTTGAGCCATACGAGAGACTCTTCTTCGTTGAAAGGCAGGACTACGAGCATTCCAGGACTGCGCTTCGGTAGGTCAGATTCTTTGCTGTACTGAGCAAAGTCAAATGTAATCAGCTGCTTCTCGTTCTCAATCTCCTCGGCACTGAAAGGCAACAGTTCAAGCTGTCCTTCATCGAGTTCCTTGAGAATCTGAGCACGCTTAAAGACATCATCTTTACCGCGCAGGTTATTCAAATGAATAGTTAGGAACTTTGCTTTCTGGTCAGAAATCTCTCCGATAGTCTCAACTGTCATTTCGGTGTACCCGAGTTCCTTAGCAGCTTTCCATCGGTGCTCGCCGTCTAGAATCTGATACTTGCCGAAGTAGTCACGGACGAGAATCGAACCGAGCATACCAAGCTCTTGAATGGACTTGATTTCCTTCTGGAACGTTGCTTTGTCCTGTACGTTAGGGTTGTACGGGTTCGGAATAATCTCGTCAATCTGCACTACTTTCTTTTGAGTTGTAAAGTTATTCATCGTTGCTTGCAAGATATGCTAGTAAAAGACATACTACACCCCATCCAACATGATTGTTGAACAAGAGGCAGATGCCGACAATAAAGAAGATAAAGCTCATACGGTTTCGTCGTTTAGTATTTTCTGTGCTTCTTGAGCATTCCAAGATAGCAGGTTCCAAACTACTTTCGCTGCTTCAGGAGTAAGTGAGAAGATGAGCTTTATCTGATTCTGTTGGTCAAACATTCCTACAATATACCACGCGTTGTCCTGGATATTCTGAATGTTCTTGATGCGGTTTATCTTCTCACTTGCATACCCGTAAGTATCGTCGTAAGTCTGCCAAAGCTGTATTGCTTTAGCTTTGATGTCTTCGAATATTTCGTCCGATGGCGGAGTGTAGTAATCGAAATCAATCATGGACTTGTTTGAGAACCTTTCGCTCTCCTTCCTCGATTTCCTCAAGAATGGGCTTCTTGAATGCTTCTCTCTGCATTTCGAGGTCTTCTTTGATATCTTCGAGAGTCTCTCCGTGAGCAGCTATTGGGTCCTTAGACCAAGTATAAGGCTGCTTGGCTTCGTCGTAATACACTTCGTGAATACCGTGTGAATATTCACCTTCAGGTATTACTTCGCTTACAAACTTGCGACGAATGACTCGATAGTTCCAGCTCATATCTTTGAATCTAGGTACTTAGCTAACTCGTTAATATCCTGCTTATGCTCGTCCTTATAAAGAACCCAGATAGCAGAACCTTTGATATCGTTCTCTTCAAAGTAAGTGAGGTACTTATCAAAGTTATCGAAGTCCATCAACTGCTTGATGACTACGATTGCACCTGGTATACCTTGCGAAAGGTTATAGATGCGGTTGAAAGTTTCTTCAGGAATTGGATTCATGTTTCGGTTCGGTGTGGTCTCGCTCTATGAGCAAGTCCTTAGTTGCGTCCATGATAACAAACCCGCAGTTCGGACACGCAGTATACGGGTCGTCAAACATCCCTTTCTGGAGTTCGGTCTTACAACTCGGACACTTATTGTCCTTGAGTTCTTTCCAGGGTTTGTACTTCGGTTTCTTAGCCATGAATGAGATGGATAATCTCTAGCGACTGAGCTAGGATACCGAGAATCAGAACAAAGACCCATGCGAAGTGTGCGAGCTTGTTCTTGAAAGGAACAATAAACTCGATGAGCAAGAAACCTATCCAGAAAACCAACCAGAGTGTTGCGATGACAATAGACATACTAAGAATTCATATAACTCATAATCTCCTCCTCACTAACTTCTTCCTTGATGACTACTTTACCATCGCGGAACAAGATGCCTTCCTCTCCTTCAGGACGTTGCGAAGTAGGAATGTACCTACGCCGCAAGTCTTCGGGATAGCTAGGAATGTATTTGTAAAGGACACTTTTGTTATTGCGGTCAGCTTTGACTGCAATATAGTGATTGCGTTCAAGCCATCGAAGATTTACTCCTACAGCATCAGGAATGTATTGCGTTCCGTTGCGAGAGTTGAACCACTTGATGTTTTGAATGTCTCCTTTATGGACCCAATCTTTCTTCTCTCGAAGATGTGATATGAGTTGCCCGCGAAGTCCTTTAGGTTCTCGTGCCATATCAGTCTTCTTTAACAATTACTTCCTGACCGAGCTTGTCAGTCTTCTCCTTTACTTCAACGAAGTATGTAACTTGACCGCGGTCTAGAACAGATGCGGTTTCGATATACTTCTTCACTTCAAGGTCCTTGTAGGTATCTGATTTCAAGCTACCGTTAAACTCCTCAAGGATACCTTTGATGGATGTAATCCAGAATCCTTTACCGTTAGCTGCTCCTTTACCGTAAGGCTTGCAGTATCGCCACTTTGCATACGGTCCTGCTTTGACACCTGGCGGTAGTTGATTAACAACTTTCCAACCGATTATCTTGCGCGTAGGCTCGAAGTAGAAAGCGATGAACTTATTAGCCATCGAAAGTTTGTTGAGGACTTTCGTGTTGAATGTAATACGACCTCGCTTCCTGTCTATAGTGACAGTAGGAGCTGGGTCCTCATCTTTATCTCGCCCCCTCTTAGGAACGTAGTCCTTGAATGCGATGGATTTGCGTACTTCCTGAATCATGATTTGATTGCTTCTATACCAATATGATATGTTAGAAGCCTAATCTTCACAACTCAGTTATCCACATCTAAGTCCAAGTAACTCCTCTAGAAGCCCATATCTTCGTAGCAACCTCTTCGAGTTTCTGGTACGCACGAATAGCAATAGATACACGGTCCTCCCAACGAGGGTGTGCAATCTTCGCCATGCCGATGTTAGAAATGTACGGCCAGTACTTCTCTACATCGGACTGAGACTTATACGGGAAGGTTTTTATTTCGTACCTATCAGTAAAGACAGCAATACGGCCAAAGCGAGCAGGAGTAACCCAAGAACTGCTATCAACTGAATAGAATGGGTATCCGAGTAACTGCTTATGGCTAGTAACGGCGAAACCATGAGTTTTAGTTCCATCTTTGAGATATAAGAATACTTTGTTAAGCCAATCGAGCTTCTGCTGGATTGAGACATCGTTTGCTGGCGAGATTCCAATGTAATCGGAATGCTTTGCTAGGCGTTCAAGGATAGCAAAGTCTTCGTGTTGATGGAACACATGAATCACTTTCAAGCCGAGGCTTTCTAGGTGTAGCATATTTTGCCAGCCTTTCTCAGCACTCTCTGCAATCTGTTCAGCTGTAGGGACGAATCCCCACTTACCTGGAAGCACATCCAAGTTCACTACGTTCAGCTCTATGCCAGGCGGGAGTAGCTCCTTAAACCTGACACAGAACTCAGCGTAGTCATCAAGTGATACGGTATCACCTTTAGACCAAACTGAGAAGGCACCTGAGTCCAGAATAATTCTTTCTGGGAGTCTCGTACCGTCTCCTACGATTAGTTCAATCAGCTTTTCGGGCCTCTTGATAAACGCGTAAGAGAATAGCAAGTTCTTCGCCTTGTTCTCTTTGAGGACACCAATATGAATCCTACTAGGACTTGAAGCGAAGTACAGGTTCATGCTATTTCTTTGCGTCGAAACGACTTACGAGTCCAAAGATATATTCGCGCTGTTCTTCGTTGTTGTGAGCCTCGTCGTCCATATGCTCAACCATTGGCTTAATAGCAAGCCCACCACGAGGGGCAAAGTCGCCATACACGCGGAGATATGCCGGTTGTAGCACTGCTACGAGGTCTTTTGCGATACGATTTACCACATCTTCATGGAACTCGCCTGTGTTGCGGAACGAGAAGAAGTAGAGCTTGAGTGACTTCGATTCAACCATCTTCTTGCGCGGTACATAGACTACTTCCATTCGAGCTTGGTCAGGCTGTCCGGTCTTCGGGCAAAGTGACGTAAACTCATCACGCTCCATAGTGAAAGGAACGAGGTAGCACTGGTCTGGATGCTGATTATCGAAGGTCTCTAGAATCTCTTGCGAAGGTCCTTTCGAGAAGTCGTAATCGGTCTTACCAGAACCGAGCTTTGTTAGACTTGATGTATCAGACATAGGCTAGTTATCGTATTTACCGTTCTTCGTGTTGTTAATGATGCTTTCGAGCTTACGAACTAACTCCATCTTTGGAGTAGCATAGGTCTCGTTCTCGAAATCGTGATACTCTTTTGCGCGTGCTTCTGCAAGGACCAATTCTAGGTCTACGAGCAGATTCATGTGGCCTTTATCAAGTCCGTCATCCATACTACTCCTTCTCTACGCTTTCAGCGTATGCCTTAGCCTCCTCCCACTGTTCATCGGTGTAGAGTGGGTCCTTGATACCATTTGCGATAAAGGCTTGTGTGCGCTCTACAGATGAGCCTGTCTTGAAATCAGGTACATCACCGCCTGAATACGAAGTCCAGGTCTTTGAGTAATCAACTCCAAGTTCTATACCTTCCGCAATAATAGCTGTCTTATCAGCGTTAAGGTAAGGAGTATACACATCAATCGGATTGAAGTCTCCGAGGCGAGCAAGCTCTGAAAGGGCAGCAATAAACTCAGGACGGCAGTCAGGATAGATATAATGGTCGCCGGAATGAACACCGAGAGCAATTCTATCGTAACCGAGTCCTGCTGCATATCCGAGAGCAATTGTACTCATAATCGAGTTACGGAACGGCACGACAGTCTTCTTCATGCTCTCGCTCTCGTAATGGCCTTGCGGTACTTCCTCAGTTCCTGTAAGGGCACTTGGAAGAAGCTCGTTAAGATTCGTGATATCAACTACTTTGTGGTCAATGCCGAGGCGCCAGCACTGCTCAGCAGCCATCTGGAGTTCCTTCTTGTGAACCTGACCGTAGTCAAATGAAATAGCTTTAACGTTATCAGAACCAACCTCCTTAGCAACTTTGTGCAAGAGAGTAACTGAATCCATTCCGCCCGATACTACAACGACAGTCTTAGACATACATTAAGAATTAAGTGTTAGAAACTCCTGCCGGAGAGGCGCATCGTCTTCAAAGAGTCCACGAACAGAAGAGGTAGTCGTTACAATTTCTTGCTTGACTCCGCGATTTGTCATACATCCGTGCTTACCACGAACGATAACAATCACGCCTTTCGTGTTAATTTCCTTCTCGAAGAAATCCGCAATGTCATCAGTGAGTGTCTCTTGTAATACCATTCGTGCCGCTAAAGCTTCAGCGATACGAGTGATTTTCGATAGACCGAGTGCTCGGTCTTCCGCTACGTAACCGATATCGATTTCGTAGTGGATAGGTTGCATGTGATGAGGACACATGCTTACGGCTTTGATGCGTTTCTGTGCAACAATGCCGCCATAAGAAGTAGGGAACGATTTGTCTTTGATAGACAGTAGGAAGTTCTTGCGGTCGTTGTCGTCTTGCCACTTGAGAATCTCTCCGAATGCTTTTGCTACACGCTTAGGAGTATCTTTGAAGTTCTCATCTTCAAGGTCCACGCCCATCGCAAAAAGCATCTGACGGACAGTATCCTCTACAGTGTATTCTTTGACAATTGCTACCATAGTGGGCTACGCATTACGAGCAGATAACCTATTGTAACACCTGCAATTCCTACAACGCCAGCAAGAGTACTAGGTGCTGGAATCGGTAGCTTAAAGAAAGCAAAGATTGCTCCGAGAATAAGACCGGCTGCTAGAGAAAGAATGTATATCATACGCCTGTGTAAGTTGCTGTGCTAGTAGGTGTCTCCCACACGGTAACGTGTGCGATTTTAATCTTGCGCTCTTCGAGCTTCTCTTTCAAGATGTGATACCACAAGACTGCGAGGAACTCTGCTGTTGGAGGCTCTTGAGTAAGATTGACTTTGTACCCCCGGTCTTTCCAAGCCATCCATAGAGCTTTATCTTCATCTTTCTCCCAGAGAGTATACGAATGGTCGTACACAGCATCAATCTCTTGCATCATGATTTCCTTGAGGTCTCCAAAATCGATAACCATCGCGTAATCAGATGCTTTGTTGTCAGAAATGAGCTTATCGTCAACTCCTACTTCAATCTTGTAGCGGTGTCCGTGAGGACTTCGACACTTTGATTTGTGATTCGGGACGCGATGCCCCATGTCGATTTCTATCTGTTTCGTTACAAGCATAAGTAAAGTTTTAAGTACAAAAAGGATAGGCGGCGGGTTTAGGACCGCCTATCCAATCAAACACCGCGCTCTGTCCCAGCCTGGAGAATGGAAAGGCGAGTGCAGTAAATCATTCCTCGTACCGCGCACTCTTTTTGGAGCCAAAGCTCCTTGGCGAGTAGCTCCTCCTTAGTCCGACATTCGGGCATCAGTCGCACCTCACGCCGGTCAAGACCGTACTGCGAGATGATTCCGAGTGCTTCGTCGATGTCTTCGTTATTCCGTACGACGAACTTAAAGTTCACTTTCGGTTCATTAGCCAGCGCATGAAGCGCGGTTTCCCGAATGCGAAGTTTCAGTGGGTCGAGCGAATGGGAAAGCTTCGGCGAGCAGTTGATTTGGTCGATGAGTTGAACGAGGTCCTCACGAGGAGGAATAGTCCCGTTGGTCTCGATTTCGACCCACCAGTTGCTGGCTTTCAGTTTCCGAAGGAGTGGAACGAGTTGTTTCTGCTGGATTAGAGGCTCGCCGCCAGAAATGACGAGAGCATCCATTCCGGTCTGCGTGAGACGGTCGAATATTTCATCGTCCGTCATAGCGTGTACTTCGTTCTCGAACTGGAACTTTTCGGGATGAGCGAATTGCGTACCAACCCAGTTCCAAGTATGCGGAGTATCACACCAGATGCAGTGCAAGTTGCAGAGAGCCAGTCGCAGGAAAGCAACTGGACGCCCGGCGGACTTGCCTTCGCCCTGAACTGTCGGGCCGAAGATTTCGTTCACCTTAATCATACAATCCTCCTGAGGTCAGTTGCTTGCCTCTCCCCGGCCACATTACCTTAGCTCTACAATAGTATCTCCCGCGCGAAGGATTGAGTTCGTAGACTGACTGACACGCCTCTGTACTAGGTCCTTGCAAGGACGGTTTCCTCTAGCTTATGCCACTATCAGTAATATGATGGTCGCGGGGGAGAGACAAGTAACTTTCCCCGACTGAGATTTCAAAGAACAGGTTCTAGAAGTTAGGCAGTAATGCGTCAGCGCGAGAGTGGGACTTAAATGCGTCCGGTCGGTTTCTCGGTGTTGCAAGTACCTGACGATATTTCCAGCTAGTACCAGAAAGTCGTTGGTCTGTGTTTCCTAACCTCTTCGATAATTATAACCGGCCGGTGCGATTCCTCAAACTTAGTTATCCACACTTAGGCGTAACCATAGTTCCTAAGCGTATCTACAACTTCATCTATTGAGTGAGCTACAAAGCCAAGCCCACCGCGAGCATTCAACTCATCTAGAAACTCTTGCTGCTCTTTTGTTGCATGTTGTCCTGGTCGCTTTACTTCAATACCTAAGAAGCGTCCATCAGGAAGATACCCGATAAGGTCAGGTGTGCCTTTCGGTGCGAGCTTCATCCAATACTCGTTCTTGCCGAGCTTGACCTGCGCTGTACCTGAGTTATTTCTCCACACTTTCGTATACTTGAAATGAGCGAAGTAGTCAAGTATAGCTTTCTGTATCTCGCTCTCTTTAGGTTGGATTTCCATAACGAGCGTTTAACGCGGCTTGTACTTGTAGCCAGTTCCGCCGAGGGTAACGCGCGAAGTCGTCTGCTGTTGCGCGATTGACTGCAACCCATTCGTTGTACGACTTTTTAAGGTCTCCTCTGTCTTGGTAGTTGTTGACTCCGTGATGATATTCGCAGAGCGGTATGATAGCCCATTTCTCTTGGATTTGCTTACCTGCGTAGATGAGAGCATGTTCGAAAGTAACTCTTCCTTTACATGTTCCTTCTTTGTGCCTGACGCAAGTTTTGTAAAAAGGGTCTTCAAGGATTTCATGGAGTAGCTTCTTAGGAATCATGCTCGTGATGAGGCTCTTTTCGACCGCAAACAGTACAAATCTCGTACAACTTATCCGAATGCTCGTGCCCGTCGTCTTCTACAGGAAGACCTTTAGCTCCACGCAACTCAGCATTCCAGTCGCGTGTAGTTAGCGTTACAGCTTTTGTAAACCAGTCAACATAGTTTGTTCCGTCAATGACAGGAAGTGCATCTATGAGACGCGTAAGAGGAACTTGCGCCCATGCACCTTGAGGAATACCGAGCTTAATCGTGAGACGCTGGTATGCGGTACGAAGTTGATGTACTTTAGAACGCGTATAGAACACATCAAGAGAACCTAGATATCCTGCCCATTCGCCATCCGGGTCGCCTAGAATATCTTTATAGTACTTCTCGTTGTGCATCTCATCGAGAAGCTTTGCATTTTCCGCCATGAGGTCTCGGCGGAGTTTCTCGTTCTCGATAATCTTTTCGTGCTTACGAAAGGCTTCGGCGCCCCTCGCTGCTGTCTGTTCGCTGCTCATCGTCGGTTTGATTACTATTCTTTGCTTGTAATATCGCATCAACTTGCTTCAAGAAGTCTTCGTAAAGTTGACTTCTATTTTCAATGTTGAGTTGCATAGCATACGTATCAGGACCGATACGCATCAAGAGAACCAACTTGCCTTCATCGAATGGATTGCGAGATAACTCGTTACCATCCGGTGTTTGAATAGAGAGGACTAGGTCGTGTTCGTCCATACTAAACTAATTATCTTCTTCTAAGAAGTCTTTTAATCCATTGATTAGTATCTGAGCTTGTTCCTCTGAAATATGAAGTGCTACAGGAATCTTATTTCCAAGACCGTCATTTGATTCTTTAATATCCGGACCTGATATATAGATTCTGAAAGCATTTCTAGTAGCTAAGGAACTTCTCTGAATAGAGACTTCTTGTCTGTCTAGGTCTTGAAATTGTACTGTTTTCATACTTTGTCGTAGTAAAGATTCATAACGGTAGTGTGATGACGATTAAGAAGCTGTCCTATCCGGTAGAACGGGTATCCGAGTTTGTCGTGAAGATAACGTACAAGGACACGCCGCCTAATAACCAGCTCCTTGTTTCGATTGTTTTCAGATAGATAAGCAATCTCCTCTTTGAGCCAATTGTAATCAGCCTCCGAAAGCGTGTGCTTGTATTTCTCTTCGATGTCTCGGTAAAAGTCATTCAGGTTCTTTGCTCGGATGATTTGCCTGATTCGTTCTTCAGACAAGCCTTCCTTAGCGGCAAGGTCCTTGACACTCTTTCCGTCTGCGTATTGTTGACGTATGCGTCTATTTCGAATCTGTTGGTCTAGCATCTTTTTTCTTTCTAGGCTTTTTAACTGCGTATGGCTTTAGTTGATTTGTGATATACCCTCCACGCATCTCACGAGGCATATCTTTAGCAGCTTTCACTATTCCTAAAACAGTTGAGTACGAGGCACTACCTACACGAACAAGCCAGTATTTGTAATCGTATGCTTTTGACTCTCCAAGTAATGAAATGATTTCATTTACTGCTGCTGCTTTTTCGTGAGGTGCAGGTTTCTCTTCTGACTTCGCTTTCTGGTACCGTTCCAGTATTGAACCGATAGTATCCATATAATTATTATATAGAATATACGTTAAATCTCAAACTGAGTTATACACACTTACATAAATAAAAACCTGGATTAAAAATCTTACCCAGGAGGAATAGATGAGGAAAAGCCGTACACCAGCTTTGACCTCGAATATTTTATCGCGGTTGTCTCTCCGCATATTCTTACTCCCAGACTATCAGTTCAAGGTCCCATTCTCAGGCCTTGCTGTGTGCATACAACGCTCAGGAGTCTAGGCTACGTTGCAGAGGCCTTACCCGCGGAGGACTCGGAATGCTGTCCGAGACATCGAGGCTAAGTTCCTACATTTAATCGGCATCCACTGGAGGCTGTAGGATTCGCCAACCTGACCCAGCAGTATTTTTCCACGACTTTGCTCAGGTGGTCGTGAACTGCCGCTTGGTGGCCAGGGCGCGGTAACTGGTCGGTATACACAAAAAGGCCTAGCCGAAGCTAGACCTCTTTGTTGCTATAAGTTTGCCGCAGATAGCCTGAAAAGCACTTTCTGTAAAAACGCTCTTTAGGCTATTTACTAACTGCGGCATTCACATAATATAAGATGTGAACCCGGAACTCAACTACTGTTCGGGTGCGGATAACTTTTCGTTTAGAAGCTCTTGGAACTTGCTTCCTTTGCTTTCTGGAGCTTTATCCTCACTAGGTTGAATATCGACCGTCCCCGGACTATCATCTTCCGGTTGTTGTTCCTCTTCCTCTCTCGCTTTTCGCTCTTCGTTAATCGTTCGCTCATTGTCTTCGATATAGTTGTCTAGAATCTTGAGACCTATTTCTTTGTTGTCCTCAAGGCTAGCCATCTTAATTCCGCCATCAGCCATTATAGTTTGAAGTTAGATTCGTCATAACCAGCAACCTCTTTTTCAAGGCGTGCAACTAATTCCTTCTTGCTTCTTTCAGTTGCCCAAACCATCATCATGTTGATACAAACTCCTCCGAGCAATGCGCGAGAGAATGCGTTAATGACTGAGGCTGCTGGACTAACGTCAAGCCAACGCTCGAATCCGCTACTGTAAGCAAGCATTAAGAAACAGTATGCAGCTATTACCATGAGTGCCGGTCTCATGATATTAGAACGGAATGTCTTCCGGATTTATCTCGTCAGCAGGATACTGAATAACAGGTTCTTCCGAGGACTGCTTAGCCATCTGAGCTTTCATACCATCGTTGAACTCCTTTTCGAGGCTAGCACGCTCATCTTCGTCAACGTAGATACCGCGCTTCATATCCTCTTCCATCTGACGCTTCTTCTTTTCCTCAACGACAGCTTCCGGAGAGTATTTCTCCATACGCTTTTCGAGGACCTCAAGCTGTTCCTTAGTAGGTGCTGCGCCATTTGGCTTCACATCTACCTTGTACATCGATGCAGGAGACTTACTCTTGTCGTAAGTGATACGAACATCGTAAGGCATTGGCATCTCTTCGAAGAAGTAATCAGGATTGTTCTGAAGTTCTCCGAGCTGCTTTGCAACTGAGTACGGGAACTCAGCTTGCTTAACCTTACCGTCGTTGCGGTCAATCACGTAATACACAGAGCGAATAGACGGACGAGCTTCAGTCTCTTCCTCCCGGTCCGAGAATGGATAGAGGACACGACCTGTCTTGTTGTGGTCCCAATCGAGACGAGAGCGAAGCGGGTCGCCTTTTTCCTTTCCGTAAAGAGTACGGTATTCGCCTTGTCCCATGCGGAGAGTTGCATAGGTCTTGCCTTCCGTAAGTACGCGAACTACATTCTGATTCCCTTCTTGAATCTTGTAGAAAGTAGAGGAACCTCCTCCACTATTCCCAAATTCTTTCATAGCTTCTTCGAGTTCGTCGTTGATGTTGTAAGGCATGTTGTGATGTTTGTGATGTTAGAACTGTTCTGAAACGAACAGTTGCAGAGAAGTACTCACCGAGCATGAAACCCAACCGGGCGCACCCCTCGCCGGTTGAAAATACAAGGTGCTTATTACTGGGAAGTTGCTGGGACAACCTCTTGGATTGAGTGGACAAGATAACAGTAATAAAGTACCAGGGCGGCTCTCGGTGGCGCGTATCTTACAACAGAGGCGTAATCCCGCCGTCCCCGCTTGCTTGGAATGTAAGGCGTCCCGCCGTAGCTGCTTCCCTCCAACTACTCACTTCTAACCTATGTATATTGTATAGTACTAGGTCAAGATATCAAACTGTTTTATCCACACTCAAGAGCCTCCACTCAGAATCGAACTGAGGTCTACTTCTTACAAGGAAGTTGTTTTACCACTAAACTATGGAGACGAATCTAGTATCGGTACTGCCCCGATTCATGCCTGTTTTGCAGACAGGTGCGTTCCTTCTTCGCCAACTAGATACTTAGCAAGCGAGACTACGCTTGCTTCCAGGCTTCTTGCCTACCATCTTATCAGCATCGCGGTCTACATCCTCCCAGAACTCAGCTTTCGCAGGAGTAATCTTTCCTTTCTTCTTATCCTTGCGCTTCTTCATCTCATCACGAGTCATTCCTTTAGCCATAAGTTAAGCGTTAGTTTTGTTATCAGGCGTAATGCCGAGGAACGAGCCTGTATTAGTAGACAGGAAGTCCTTAGCAAGAGTAGATACGCCCACAATAATTGAAAGGTTCACAATACTCTTTCCAGCTGCTACCCAATGAACAGCAAAGACATCGAAACCAGGAGCAGTAACAGCTGCAAATGCCGACGCAAGAAGCGCAGTAAAGACAGCCATTCCAACCGCATCAGCGATACTGCCCCAATCTAGAGTAAATAGTCCTGACTTCATAGTGTAATCGTAAGTTATTCCATTCACAGTTAAGTAGATAGAACCTTATTCATTGCAGCGCGTGTCTGCGGTCCAAAGTTCATACCTTGCCCGTCAGGGTCTTTGATACCATGGTCGGTTTGGAACTTACCTACAGCTGCTCGTGTAGCATCGAGATACCATCCGAACAGTCCTACTTTCATATATCCGAGATACTGGAGTGCTTCTTGCAGGTGATGAATCTCTTCGCTAGGCTTCATTCCATACCTGAGAGCGGTAGAGAATACATGAGACGGCTTAACGGGCGTAGCGGGCGATTTCTTCAGTGTAACGACACCTTTGAGGACGTAAGGGATATAGTAATTCCATTCAAGGTTTTTGAGGAACGGATTGTAGTGGTCAAGAATGGTATGCGATACTCCTTGCTTCTGAGCAACAAGGGTAACAGCATGATTGACACCTTGCCAAGTTGGAGTAGGATTCTTTACATTCTTATCGTTCCAAGTGCTTCCAGTAGGAACCAAAACATGGAGCGGTGCTTGCTTCAAGTGATAGGAAATCGTATCCCACTGATTAAGCTGTCCTATAACAACCCATTCATAGTTGAAGTCAAAGATATCGAGGACCTTCTTTGCAAACTCAATCTGTCCTGCTGAAGGCTTAGTAGTAAACCAGCCTTGATAGGTCGTAAAGTCATTCGGCTTAGGACCCATTCCTTGAGCAAGCAAGCCGTATGCGCGAATTGCGTCCCAAGGATTGTAAAGCGTATTGCCGGACTGCCAAGTAGTCCCTGACATGATTGCATTAAACCAGTCATTGAAGTTAACGTTTCCTTGGTCGTCATAAAGACCGAGTGAGTGCATTTCTTCGATAGTTGCATCAGGAATCTCGCCCGCAGAAAGCATTCTCTCTACCTGAAGCTCAACACTATTCATGCAGCTAAAGTTAGTGCATGAGTTTGTGTCGTAACCGAGTGCTCCGTTTACAAACCGACGCTGCCATTCGTCAGTAGGCTTGTATTTTGTCCAGTCTCCGTCTTCTTCTACGACTTGATAAACTATCGTACTCTCGCCCATTACTTTATAGTCAGTAATGCGAACATCTGTCTTTACACCGCTATTTTCTCCTTGTAGTAGGTCGGCCATATTACGTTACTCTTAGGCTCTTAGCTCCGGTTTGCATATTCATTCCAAAGTCGCCAAGCTGGCGAGCTTGAGAACTAAACTGTTGTCCTGAGGTCGGAGACTGAACATTGTTAATTGCTTGCTGGGCAGGTTGCGCAATCGAAAGAGTGCGTCCTTGCGGAGCCATGCTCGTTTCCTGCTGTTGGTCTGGAGGAGTTACGAGAGGCGGAGTTCCGGCAGGGAGTATCTGATTTGCGCCCGGCGGTTGGTAGTTCTTAGGCTGTGTGAGAGCATTAAGGAGCCAAGCCTTAAATAGTGCCTTTGCTGGCTTTTCAGCTGCTTGAGCAGAGAGACCGAGGTCTTGCAAGCCTTTCACAAACTGTCCGAGAACAGGTGCGCCAGCTGCTGAATCTATAACCTTATCGATTCCACGAACAACCGGGTCCATTGACAGTGGCTTTCCTTTTGCTACTGAGAGAGCATATTCCTTAGCATCAGGAGTGAATGAGTTGAGAATACCAGTGAGGCTCTTGCGTGCGAACTGCTTCGGAAGACCAACAAGAGATGCAGCATCGTCTGCTGTCCTTTGTGTCATGCGCTGCTCGAAAAGCGTCTGTGCAGAAGCATCTCCAAACATGCGCTTTGCCCAATCTGACATGATTGCGTGCTGTACCAAGTCACCACGAAGAAGTGGGTCTTGTTGTAGCATCTGGCGTGTGATGAACGGCTTGACGTAGTTATCGAGAGAATCGAGAACTGGAATAACATCCGTTGACTTATCGCCTGAAAGCACACGGCGCATGAATAGAGATGCGTGTTGCAGGTTCTTTCCCGCTGCCTGACCAATCTGACCTTTAAGGTCCATGAGTTCTGAGTAAGCAGCGTTTGCTTTTGCTAGTGCTGGGTCAGCAGGAGCAATCATTGAGTTAATCTTTCCGCGTGCAAACTTAATAGCTCCGTCTACAGGCGAAGTGTATCCAGTAGCTGCAGTATCCCAGTCAATCATTCCATCGAGGTTCTTGAGAACATCTGATGCTACACCAGCTGTTGGCTTGCTTTGAAGCAAATCAAGTTGACCATGGAGGTTCTGGAGCTTCTTAAACTCAGCCTCAGTAAGTTCAACAGCACGACCTGGAAGCTGATAAACAACAGGACGAGTACCACCTTCGAATCCTTCGCGGGCGACATTACCAAATCCGTGGCCAGTCATCTCTTGAACAGTGTCGTTGATTTGACTGAATGTTTGTTTTACAGCATCACTACCTTTAGCAAGAATCTGTCCTGAATCGTCTGCAAGTGCGAGAGGAAGATTAGCTGCTGCTTTACGCGCATCTCCTACAGCTTGTCCTGCTTGCGGAATGACTTTATCAAGGAGAATGTTTGCACGCTGTTCCATTGCTTTCTCGGCAAGACCTGACGGAGTGAGTGAGCGAATATCACTTCCGTGTTCCTCAGCAGTACTGATATACTTCTTGAGTAAGTCAGGGTCAGCATCGTCAATAGCATTCTTGACGTAGCCAACTACGCCTGTCTTTGCTTCGAGCGAGCCTGCAAGGTGACCGAGGAAGTTCCCGGCTACTCCGAGACCGGCACCGAATAGTGTGTTATAGAGAGTATCACGGACGACCTGAGTAGGATTCGTCATCGGGTTATTGCCAGCAGCGAGAGAGTTAGACAGTCCTGACGCACCTCCTAGAAGCGCAAGGGACTTTACGCCTTGGAACTCAGGCGAGGCAGCGAGGGTAGCAATCTGTCCTGCTTGTCCTGCTTTAACGAGGAAGCCTTCAGGCGTAGCGGGAGCTGGAGTAACTTTCTCAGGCATACCTGGAAGTCCTGCTGGAACTCCCTTAGCATATGGGTCCTCTTGACCAAGTGCTTTAGCAAGCAACTGGACTGGAGTAGCAGCGACAGAGATAAACGGCTCCTCTGCTTTTGAGAGCAAGTGTCCTGCGCCTGATAGTATCTTTGAACCTAGAGAGCGATTGTCTTGTTGAGGCTGTTGCGACTGAACAAGTTGCACCATCGCTTGAGGCGAAAGCGTATCAGGAATAGAGGACGCAGGTCCAGAAGACCCTCCTCCTTGAAGTTGAGCCATCTGTTCTGGAGTGAGTACATCGGGAAGTTGAGCCATGAATTACTTTTGAAGAACCCAGTTCTTACCATCGAACTTATATGTCTTACCTAGAACATTCTGAGTAGCTCCTGTTGACGGATGTAGCATGCTTCCTACATCTGTTGCTTGGTAGAGACTCTTTTGTCCTGTGTCGAAGAGGTTATTCAAGCGAAGACCGATACCTCCGAGTAGGTTTCCTGAGTTGAGCGTTTCTGTCTGCTTTTGCTGTGCAAGACCTGCAAGAGTCCCGCTATTGAGATTGTAGCCTTGCGATTGCGCTTGACTGAGGATATTAGAGACGATAAGACCTCCATTCGGCACATTAGCGTACTTTGCTTGGAGTGACTGTGGAGTAATAGAACCGTTAAGGAGTCCTGACACATCTTGTGCTTGGCCGCCAGTTCCACCACCTTTGTACATATCTGTAAGGAATCGAGTCTGCTCGGACTGTGCGCCCGCAAGTTGTGCTTGTGCGTTTGCGCTTGTAACAGCTGCTCCAGCACTCGTTTGAGATGCAGCAGCTTGCATAAGCTGTGCCTTGACCTGTTCTGGTAGGTATTGAGCTTGCGTGCTGTTGAGAAGTGCTTGTGCCTTTGCGCTCTCGATATCTTGCAGAACCTTTTGCTGTGCATTCTTGTAGACAGGAGACTGGAGAATCTTCTGTTGAGCTGCTTGTAGGTCGTCTCCCGGAGCAATACCTGCGTCTGGGTACTGTTGAGCAAGAGCAATAGCTGCTGTTTGTTCTGGCGTGCGGAACGATGCTTGAGAACGAGCTTCCTGTTGAGTAGCAAAGTACTGATTAAGGAAGTTGGTACGAGCAGTCGTGATAGCTGTTTGCTCCTGAACTGCGAGGTCGGACAATGCTTGAGCACCAGCAGCGTTATTCGCCATGAGTGCCTGATTGGCTTGGTCAGTCAATGCTTTAACACGCTGGTCACCTTGCTTCTGCAAGTTAGTGAGTGCTGCAACATTAGTAGCAAAGCCACGGCGAGATTCAAGAGCACCTTGCTTAGCTACTCCAGTCTGGAGCTTTTCATAGTCAATGTTCCCTCCATACATTGAAGAGATATACTGACCTGTTTGCTGTGTGTTAGCAGCGGTTGCTCCTTGTGCTTGATTGTAGCGGTCAAGGATACCTGTGTACTGGTCGCTCTGCTCAAACTGATTATTCAAAGACTTACCGAGGCTCGCCGCCGAGGACGGGTCGTAAGTAGTTATCTTTGGAACACCTGTTGAAAGAGATTTAGTAGCCATAGTTACCAGTCAGGATTACCGTCGTATTGGCCATTCGGACCTCCACTCTGGAAGTTAACATCAGCAATAATCTGCATTGTCGGGTAGCGACGTTGCGAAGGATATCGTTGCTTTAACGGAGTAATAATATCTTGAATCTTTGACATCGCAATCGAGAAGTCAGTATACTCACCTGTCATCCAGAAAAGAATCTGCAAGACAGAATCCGTGAACGCCTCTGATGCTACATCCCACCTACCGCTCCATAGTGGGAAGTCATCAGTGTCAGTTGCGTCCTGGAATGTTTGTGTTTGCTCGCCATCGTCAGCAGCCTCTACCATGTTTACCGAGTAGTAAGTCAAGGTTAGAGGAATGTTTTCACATACCATGAAGTTTTGTACGAGGACCTGTCCGATATTAGTATTATCGGAAGCCATCGTCATTTCGAGGTATGTAATCTCTTGCGCGTTTGGCGAACCTACGGTAGTTGGAATATTGCTCCAACTAATCTTAATGATATTCCAACCAACAATGAAATCATTGCCGCAGTAATCAGTAGTGGCAGAACCCTGGAAGTAATCAGATGCACTTGACCCCCACCTAAGCGTAAACGAGAGGTTAGTAGCAAGCGCGGAAAGATATACATAAAAGTAGATATTCCCACGATTCTGGAAAATGTTGCAATCGACAGCGGTAAAGGTACTGTTAGTGAGAGTACCAGAAGTACCGTTATAGACAAAACTGACGGAACTCGGGAGGCGATATCCTTCATATTGGTCTGTACCAACATTGGAGATTGCGCCCGCTCCAACCCAGGTACCATTAGAATTATAGTCCGTTGCAGTCTGGATAGACGCATTGAGACCTATTGCAGAGTGAATCTGGATGCTTTGGCGTCCAAAGTCATTCTTAATGGCGAACCTATCCGCATAGATGTATGCAGAGTCGAATCTGAGTGGCGAAACCATCCAGAATTCGTTGTACTTCATGGGCGGCTTGTAGTACTTCAGTGTCAAAGGATACTTGAAATCGGGAATAGCTCCCGTAATCGGATACTCAAAGATGCCTTGATTGTAGTTGATATTCTGTGTCTTGATAGTCCAAGGCCAGTCGTGAACCTCATTCCAAATCTGAAGCGTGGAGTTAATGGCGCGAAAGCCATTCTCTTCAAAGTCAATAGACTGCCCGCTTTCATCGCGGATACGGTCTTTGGCGAGTTGTACGAGATAGGCCAGGTCTGTTGCCATGTTATAGTTAGTTTAGTAGGTTCTTCAATAAACTCACTAGATACTTCTTAGAAGAGTTTTGTAAGCTCATCGTAATCTACTTCAACAAAGCGAGGCATCCAATCCGCGTTTTGGTCTAGCGTTTGGCTTGTAGTCCAGTTGAGTTGGAATTGAAGTGCGAATACAGCACTTGTAAGAGCCTGACCGAGTTTGACATACTGATATCCTTTCTTGATAAGGAGTGCAGTAACATTATCAGTTCTCGCTGGTGTTGTTGATTGATTGACATATGTAGCGATAGTTCCTTTAACAGTCGTTCCACTACTACCGACCGGAGCATGGAATACACGAATGTAATTGACCTTTGCAAGCGTTGGGAACATGAGCACTGTTGAGAACACTCCGCCAGCATTCGGCTTCTGTGCAACTGTGTCAATCGTTCCAGTTCCGTGAGGATACCAGCGAGCTAGCTTATTCGTATCTACATCGTCATCAGTAGTCTTGTATGCTACGAGAATTCCATCTCGCTGTTGAGACGCAAGATTGAATCCTGTAACGATGATATCTGAAGTGATACTATCAGCACTTCCTTTGAGACCTGAGATGGTACCAATCTTGAAAATGCCTTCCTTACCGCCCTTAGTTGCTTTACCAAGTGCGTAAGTATTTCCGTCTTTACCGAGCCACACAACCATGTTATCGAGGTAGTCAAGCGCATCTCGATAGATAGGATATGCGTCTACACCGAGCGTAAACAGCACTTCAAAGTTTCCATTCACAAGTCCGCGAACTTCAGTAAAGCGGTTATTGTTTACTGTGATGAGGCGAATATCTCCGTCATTGTTTAGGAAGATACGCTTAATGTTCCTGGCTCCTGGACAAGGTTGGAAGTTGCGAATCGTAGAGAGAATAGACTGATAGTCCCAAGAATAAACACCGCAGATATTAGCTGGGAATGTTCTCGTGTCAGGTTCACTTGCGTCTGATGATTCAATAGCGATATACGCCATGCTGTTATAGTCCACGCAGTCAACTGTTCGCATATAGGACGGGAACAAGAGAACATCGGGAGACAAGATGCCTGGAGTTTGTAGACCAGAGTCAAGATTTATTCCATCAACATATGATGTTCCTGTGAGACCTCCGTCAAACTTATGCACGCGGTTGTTAGTGAACAGATACAAGAATCCGTTCTGTGCTGGGTGCAAGAATATACTTTCGTCATCTCCTTCTGTAAGTCCCGGAACATTCGGCAGCGAAGAGGCAAGTGCTGGATTGACGAGAATGAAGCAGTTACGCCAAGTCGCGTCTGGAGTACAGGTCCAGGTTTGATTGAATGAGCCATCAGGGCTAGGAGTACCGGAATCAAATGTCTTAATCGCAGTATTGCTGCTATTCGTCCCTCGCTGTGTAGCATTGACAGTTCCTGTTGAGACAGCTCCTGGAGTAGCGATAAAGTCCACCCAGATTTCTCCACCGGTTGTAAAGGTTCCGATGTTGTATGTTCCGGAGCTTGTCTTTGTCAGGAAGCTAGAGTAGTTAACCATTGCTGTCTGGCTAACTCCGTAGTAAGCGTTGCTAATAGCGTCAATGTTATGCGCGTTTGAAAGCGTAATCACGATTGAGTGTGCGCCCGCTCCTACGCCTGTAATAGAATAGGCATAGTAGTAGTTTGACGCATCTGCGACTTTCTGTAGGAATGTAGCTGCTACGCCATCAACAGTCACTCCGGTAGCATGGTCTGAAGTCGTGTTAATCGCAAAGAAGATAAACATTCCTGGATTATCATCATGCGTGGTCGTGTGAGTGTAAGTGAGTGTCGTTGCTGAAGTAGCACTTCCTTGACCTGCACTATCAAACTGAATAGATGTATCGCGTTCCGTGTCTCCTACATAGTCCCAACGATTGAGAATAATAGCGAAGTCAAATGATTCTGATGTTGATGTGTTGCTCCATGAACCGTTATTAACTTCTGCTCGTCCATCAGTATAGAGAGAGTTACCGCCATCAGAGCGAAGCCAATACACACCTTCATTAGCACCAAGTGCTCCATATGTTTGCGGTTGAACAACGATGTGATAGACAGTTCCCGGGTCAAGATAAACTGTGTCATTAAAGGTTACATACACATAGTCGTAATCGCCTTGTGGTAGGTCGTTCGGGTCAATGTTTACTACAGCTCCAGTAACAAATGTACCGCTCGGTGCGCTTGCACTATCTGTCTGGATACCTACTTGAAGTGTCCATGACTGCGTTGTACCGACATACGGCATATTGAGACGCACGCGAAGTCCTGTTACAGGAGCTTGATTTCCTGTAAAGAAGTCACCAGTTGAAAACTCTTCTCCGAGAGCTTGATATCCAGTACTTGCAATTAGCTCTCCGTATTGCTCGTCTATTGAAAGTGTTTCAGAGACAACAGATGCAATTTGAAAAGCACCGCGAGCAGGATTCACAGCCTTGTAGCCGAGGTATACATTCGGTACGCTGCTTGTCGTAGGAGTATCTTTTATCCAAGGATAGAAGATTGCTTCTTGGTCGTTAATCTCGTATTGACGCAAATCGCGGAAGCGAGAGTTCTCAGTAAAGAACGCTGTCTCAGTAACAGAAGTATCATCGAGACCTGACAGTGTCCCCATATTCACACCTTTTTCAGCAAGATAGACAGTATTTTGAGATGCAGAATATACCTTTGCGATATACTCATCAGTGATAGTCCCAGTCAATGCTGTGTAAGTATTGTTCGCAGGAGACATATAGCCTTCAACGCGAAGTGGGTCGTAGATACCGTCAGCAACCTGCCCAGCCTCAGCAATATAACGCAGTTGCGGCTGCGCTGTGGTATCGTTGAGGTCTCCCATGAACTTCGATGCGAGTCCAGCGGAGCCTGTCAGGTCTAGAGTAATCTTTGCCATACGTTGATTCTATGTTTTATATGGTCGGTGAATCTACAGATAACTAAGTTACGACAAAGTTCCCGACAATAGACCAATCTGTTGCAAGGCTAACTGTTACCGATACATGGTCAACGCTAAACTCAGTAACTGTGGCGCGTGCTACGATGTTAGCTGCCGAGTTATTTGGATATCCCACTGAAATAAGGTGTCCTTCAGATACTGTAGATACTTGAGATGCTCCGATAGTAAACGCGGATGATGACTGTACGATATTCTGCGGAAGCCCTCCTTGAACAACTGAATTGCTATCTTGCGGTTGGAAGTAGAATGACTTACCGAGTTGAGCGCAACCTACAACATGAGAGCGAATATCAACGCTACCGCCTGAAGTATGAACTGCGAACCCATAGAACAATACCTGCGTAGGATTCGTGATAACACCCAAGCTATATGTTTGTCCGTCAGTAGACATCGTAATGCTACCAGAAGCTCGAATGTTCGGTGTCAAATCGTTCTGAGCAATAGGTACAGTCTTTGCACCGCTATGGTCGTGAGTAGCCATAGTCTTTTCAAGCTCTCTAACACGATTCTGTAGCTCAGTTAGTACTTGCTGGATTTGCTGTAGGCTGTTATCCGCCATAGAAGAATTGGATTGCTATCTGAACTACACCAAGAATACCGATAGCAGCCCACATATACTTCTCAATGAATCTCAATCGAGTTTCGAAGTCATCGTGCTTCTTAAGGTGTTCTTGATATAGTCTATCAGCTTCTTGCTTATCTAGCTTATGCTCCTCAAGAGCTGCTAGGCGAGTTGCAGTACCGTCTTTAATCTCTTTAATATCAGCTCTTAAAGCTTTCATCTCGGTCCTCAACTCAATTAGTAAATCGTGGTCATTTGGCATACCCATACGCTTGTTACATAAACCCTCCTGTTATCAGCATTGTCACCATCATTGCATAGTACGCTGCTTCTTGCTCATTCATTTCGAAGTTGACAGCGTTCCCGGCCGGAGGTGTAAACGACGTTAGAGCGAAATTAACCGCATTTCCTGCTGGAGGTGTGTAAGCCATATCTCTAGACAGGAGCTACGTGCCACTGATTTTTAGCATTGTAATACACGCCGCCCGTAGTATACTCTACTACGCAGTCGTAATACTCGTTTGGCGAGACACCTTGCATTGACCAGTTGCCGCTACCGTCGGTAGTAGCATAATCTACTGTCGTGTTATCAGATTGCCTAATGACACGAACAGTAGCACCGCTAAGTGCACTTCCATTCAAAGTTACATTGCCTGAAAGTGTGTAGTCGGTGCGGTTAGCGATAGTAAAGCTACCACTTGATGTCCAAGTGCGAATACTATCGCCTCCCGTGAGTCCGGTTGTGGTAGAGCCTCCTGTAAATGAGATTGTGAAACCAGCATTTGCGAGAGTAGTAGGATTCCATCGAAGGATGACAATTCCAGAACCACCTACAGCACCGCCGTTGCCTGTGTTAGCAGTAGCAGTACCAGTAGGACCCGAGCTACTACCTGCGCCATAAGCAGTTGATACATCTGTGATATCCGAGTTTAGACCAGGACCGCCACCGCCACCGCCGGCACCGCTAGTACCATCTCCGCCAGCACCAGCACCGCCGCCAGCATTACCAGTCGTGGATGAGTTGTTACCAGCACCTCCGTTATATCCTCCGACAAGGCTCCTACCAGGTATACCTGTTGAAGTAGTGCAACCGCCTCCATTTGCTCCATCTCCACCAGGAATAGAACCGATGCCTTTAGATGCACCTCCACCAATAGAGCGCAATACACCTGCGATTTCTGAGTAGCCACCCGGAAGATTATTACCCCCGCCAGCTCCTACCGTTACAGTATATGTACCTGCTACAAAGCGGAGTGTGTTTACATCCTGAACTTGCCCACCGCCAGAGCCAGGGTTTCGAGGGCGGTTATCATCTGTAGCTCCACCGCCACCTCCTACTACTAATGCTCGTAAAGTTATACTCCTCATGTTTCTATTGACTTACTTCTGTTCTCAATGTCAATCATTACATGGTCGGTTTCGCACCAAGCTACTTGATGCTCTTTTAAGCGACGAATCTTTTCATCCTCAGAAATCAAGTAGTTGTGATGAAACCAGTCGCCATTAGTACCTGAGTACTTAGCATTCAAGTCTTTCATTGTCATATAGTTGAACCCATGCTTAGCTAGGTTCGTAGATACGATATAGTCGTCAATGAGATGCTTGCGGTCAAAGCGGAATGATTCTGCTTGAGTTGGGAAGCATTCAGCGTAAATCTCTTCTAGAGTCATTCCGATATCAGGATTGAATAGTTCAATACATTTCTTTGGAACAACTGTGAACCAGTTACAAGTCCCAATGAACCGCTTGTCTTTCAACATATGTTCGTTAGGACGAAACCGCGTAGGAGAGAAATCATTTCCGTATTGGAATATCGTGTCATCAGGCAGTATTGCTGTAAAGTCAAACGTATCTGGATGTACAAGAGCATCAGAGTCAATGTAGATAATCCAATCGCTCTGTCGTTCCTTTTCCATCTCGTAGATTTGAAGCTTCTCGTAGACAGCAGATGCTTCAGGAGTCTTACGCTCTGTGATATAGACGATATCAGCTTGAATCTTCTTTGCGTAGCGTTCAATCAAAGGATATGTAATCGCCGTAATCTCGGGCGAGTAGTTATCGATGTTGAGAAGATAGATAGTCTTCTTCATACTAGACTTCGTTAGCCATAAGAGTAATCCAGTTCGTGCCGTTGTAGTGTGCTGTGATGTAGAGCTTCTTACCAGCCGAAATCTTTGTTGCAAAAGCTGCCCCGTAAGGAATGAAAGCAGCGTTCATTGTCAGCGTTTGGTCTGAACCGTTACCAGCAAGCATGAATGCGAGAGTTTCACCGAGTACAGGAGTACCTGTAGGAGCGTTAATCGTAATTGCAGCTGCTTGTGCTGTGCGCTGATATACGTTTGCGGTTGCGAGGTCAGGTGTGATATCGCCTGAAGCACTCGTTGAGGTGCGCGGTTGATTGCGCTTATTCGTAACTGTCTTTGAGTTTGAGGTCGTCAATACTGAGACACCTTCAACAGCAAGGTCACCAGCAGCAGCACGAGAAAGCGTGGTATCAGATGCAGCACCAAGCTCGATAGTCCCTACTCCGATAGCTGCTGATGTAGAAGCAGCGAATACACCAAGGTTATTTGCTGTGTATGCAACAGTACCACCTGCGCCAAATGCAACAGATGAGCTGTCGGTACCAGTAAATGTAAGCGTGTTAGAGACAGTAAATGTCTTTGATGCTGCGATAGACAGTACAGACGCGTCACCGCCTTGAAGCGTCATCGTTACGCTTGCTGTAAGTGTCTTGCCGTCAGCAATAGTCAAAGTACTTCCTGTAGCAGGAGCAGTAATAGTGACTTTGTTGATTGAGGTTGCAGATGCTACGCCGAGAGTAGGAGTAGTAAATACTGGACTTGTAGCCATCGCTACCACTGTACCTGAACCAGATAGCGTGTATTCTCCTAGAACACCTGAGTTGTTATAGAGAATGCGTGTATTGGTACCTGATGTGATAGTTGAGCTACCAACAGTCAAGTTGGCTGCGCTTGTTGAGTAGAGCACTGTACCGCCCGCTCCAAATGCTACTGAACTACCATCAGTGCCTGTGAATGTAAGAGTATTCGAGGCAGATAGTGTCTTACCGTTTGTGATAGTAAGCGTACCAGTAGTCGTAGTGACAGTCAAGCCGTTATAGGTCTTTCCTGTGAGAGCTGATGCGATTTTACCGTCAGCAATAGCTGTAGCATTCCAAGTACCAGTAGCAATAGTGCCGAGTGTCGTGATTGAGGTCTGCCCTACATATGTAGCAGCGATATCAACGACAGGATTAGCTGGGTCAGTATTGTTAACAGTGATACGATTACTCGTTCCTGTTACCGAATTGACACCTGTTGAACCTGTTGCTGCAATCTCAATCGTTCCATTACCATTCGTGATAGTAATGTTTGCTCCTGCAGTAAGTGTGTTGAACGAAACTCCGCCAGTAGAACTGTTGCCGATAATCAGCTGTCCGTCCGTGTAAACATGGTCAGCAAGATTAGCAAGGAATATAACCTCGCTTTGTGTGAACTGTGCGCCGAACTCTGTTACAGGGATTAGAGACATATTACGATAGAGGCAAATCGAGTTCTGGGAAAGTTTGCTTCCAGATTCCTTCGAGACGAGCCCTGACAATCTGATAGTCGTTCATATGCTTGTACAACTGGTCAGTGTATGTCTTTAGACGATACTTAGCTTGTTCAGCTTCGTTCGTCTTCTCGTCCGCAAGGCGTACTAGAGTCTCAAGTTCCTTCCTCGCTTCGTTAAGTTTAATTTCAGACTGCTCATGCGAAGTAGATATATCTCCAAGTATCTTACCCTTTTCTTCCTCCAGGAAGACAACCATTTCGCGTTGGCGTTCTACCTCAGCAAGCACGAGCACTAGCTCAACTTTCTTATCGTCAATGTCTTTGAGCAACTCTTGGTACTTCTGATACTCTTCCTCAGCATGCAGGACTTGTTGATTGACACGAGAAAGTTCCTTGACTGCAGCTTTTAGCTTCGTGTCAAGGTCTTTAATCTCGTCCTTAGTATCGAGCTTATGTTGCTCGAAATCTGCCTTATTTTTGTTGTGATTCTCAACGTCAGCTTGGAGGCTGTTTGAAGCTACTTCAATCTCTTTGAGAGCAATAGCTTTATCGCTGTTAATCTTATTGAGTTCCGACTTTGCTTTCTCAATATCCTTATATATCAAGGACAACTCGGCAGCCTTCTTTGGAATGTCTTGCGTTAAACGCTCGTATTCTACTTGAAGGTTGTGGACGGCGATGACGTCAGATTCATCAGCCATGTCATCTTTATACCCACCCGAACATTCCTACGAGAGTGATATCGCCTCCGTCAGTAACAGAGTCATCAGCTTTCATAGATACTTTCAAGTGGTCGCCCTTAATCGGAGTAACAATGAATGTGACGGTATCTCCGGCTGTATATGAAGCCATCGAGAAGTCGTACTGATTCTTTGTTACAACGGTCGTACCGCCCGTAGTAGCCACTGCAACTTGCTGTCCATATGTCGTACCTCCGTCAATAGAAGATTCAACAATGATAGAGAGAGTTGTAATGTCACCAAGGTCAGTAAGCGTAAGCTGGAAGCCTACCATGTTATGCTCATCGAATGATGCAATGTTTCCTGCTACAAACGAATCTGTAGCCTCAGCAGCATCGAAGAACACAAACGGTTGGCGGTCTGCGTATGATGTTTTATTAGGGAAAATCATAGCGAATGAAGTTACCTAATAAACTATGCAGTGCGGCTGAATACGTATGCAGTTGCGCTAGAGAAGAGAAGCGTAAAGCGAGCTACACCAGTTACACCGCTCGGAACAGTAAGAAGACCGAAGTTAGCACTTGAGCCAGCAGCAGCAGCAGCTGAAAGGATACCGTTTGTTGCTACAGCCATCGTCACTGTGTTAGCACCTGCTGTGTTATCAACGATGAGGTCAAACTTAGTACCAGCGGTTGCTCCGAGGTATGCACCAAGAAGTGTACCGGTAGGAAGTGTGATAGTCGTTGCAGCAGCTGAAGTGGAAGTGATACGACCAGTTGCAACCTGAGCAGCAGTTGCGGTAGCAGTTGCGTTGATAGCAGCCGAACTTGCAGGACTTCCGCTAAGGCCTTGGAAGAGTGCTGAAGTAGTAGTTCCGTTGTTGACGAATACTGTACCAGCACCTCCATTAGCAGTAAGACGGAAGAGACAACCTACTGAGTAGCCTGCATCGCCCGCTGTCGGGAGCGTTGCGCCATATGCACCGAGAACATAACCACTATCATCGAGGTCGGTGACTGTTACAGACGGAGTACCGACTGTGTAAGTAGCACCTTGCTTGTTGAGAACAGTGATTGAAGTAACGAAGCCGAACGGGTCGCCATTAAGGGCTGGAGCGAGCGGTTTTGCTTGGAATGCCATAGAAGCGATTAGTTATGTCTTGTTCAACAGCCTTGCGATTTGTTATGAGAGAGGCATTCGTGTAATGTATTGGCGTAAAGCCGTTACTGAATAACCAATGATTTCTCTCTGAAGACTGTCGGTGTCCATCGATTTCGATAGCGTAATGACCAACTATGAAATCAATCTCTTTGTCTTCTATCCTTACGCGATGCTTGAAAGGGATATGATTCTCTTTCAGTATCTCGATAAAGATTCGCTCTGGCTTTGTCGAAGTACGTTTGTCAATGTATCGCATTTCCTAGGTTCTTATGCTTGGCGATTAAAGCTATAAGCCTGTGTTGGGAGGGTGTTTTTAGAGCTTTCCCCTCCAGCTCGTCAGTCAAACGCTTACGCGTTGAGACCTGTAGACCAGCACCAGTTGCGTACGTCGTTGAAGCCGTAGGCAAAGTCGCTACCTGCCGAGTACTTGATTTCCTTGTTATCGTAATCGATAAACTGAGGGTCAAGCGTAAGCGGCATACCTTCCTTGAACTGAAGACCCCACTTAGGGCTAATCTTGCTGGAATCCACTGCACCCCAAGCCGTTGCAGACGTAAGGTACGGGTTAGCAAGAATGCTGTAAGAGCGGTCAATCGAGCCAAGGCGGTTAGCGGTAAGAGGATTCTCACGGCGGTCAACGCTGTGGAGAATCTCCTGTGCGCGGAAGTGAGCCTCAGAGTTCTTCTTGACCATAATCTTGTCAAGCTCGATATCGAGGATTTCACCCACGCCGCCGAGGATAGCCTGTGCGGTCTTGAGAGCAGCCTTCCAACCATTGTAGTCGAAACTCATGTTGGAAGTGGTACCGTCAGAGATGACGTTAGACCAGTTCGGGCCGCCATCCTCACGAGTGTGAGCAGATGACTCGAACGCTACACCGTCACCACCGGTGTTGGTCACTGGGAACGCGAACTTACCAGCTGTTTCAGTGTAGCTAGTGCTCGTTGCGTTGTTGAGGACGTCAGCGAGAACCGTCTCACGGAAACGAATAGCATCGTTCTTGAGCTCCATCACAATCGCTTCAAGACGGCGAGCCTGGATACCATAACGCCACATTGGACGAGTGATACGAAGCATACCGCTGAAGAACGACTGCGTGTACACTTGCTCAAATCCCTGATACGGAGAGTCAGCAGGAATGTTGCCGTTCTCAGGAATCTTAGAGAAAGTGCTGATAGAGGTCAGCGAGCTATCCTTGGTAATGTAATCAGGAACCGGTTCTACGTAGTAGTACTGGTCATGATACTCTTCGAGGTCAGCTGGCGACTTAATCCAAATCTCTTGGATAGAAAGGTCGGTGAGGTCGCTAGCTGCATCGAGGTCAAACGGAACTGCTGTAGGATTGTAAGCCATAGCCAGTTAGTTTAGGAAGCAGCAGGATTCTGTCCCACCTTAATAAAGTAGCCGTACAGCTTCTTGTCAGATGCTGCACCGACCGTACCAAGCGCGTAGAATACACCAGTGTTAATAGTGATGTTCGTGCTGGTATTAGCAATTGTATTCGCATCCGTGAGGATATGGCGGATACAAAGCTGATTAGCAGCCGTGTTGTTGGTACAATCCGCAACAACGTAGACTGCTTGGTCAACAGGTACGAAATTGACCTGCTGAACCGACGCACTCGATGCAACCGATTGAGTTGCGATGCCCATGATTGTCAGAACTGTACTTGCAGCAGTAGCGGGAATCAGTCCTTTGTTAGTGAAGTCACTAGCAAGGAGGCTACCTGCAGTAATAGTCGTGGAAGCAGGGACATTAGCAACCTGTGGCGGAAGCTTCGAGTAGTTTGTATCTACGACTTTAATCATAGAGGAAAGTGACTACTGTTTCCTCGCCTTGTTACGTTCTTCGCGTGACTTGGCGAGACTGTTAATTTCCTCTAGACGAGCTTGAATCATCTCTTCAGAAAGATTCGGGTATTTCTCCCTAAGGTCCTGCAAAGTCGTGTCAACGCTAGCACCGCCTTGGCTTCCGCCTCCGAGTCCGAGTCTCTTGCGAGTCTCTTCAGCGGCGCGAGCTTTAGCAGCAACGTCGTCCTGACCTTTTATTTCCTTATGAATCTTTCCAAGGAGCGTTCTGTAGCCTGTCAGAGAGGTCGGTTGCTTATAGAGTGCGAACTGTTCCTTAACTTTTCCCCAGAGTTCGTCATCATCGTACTCTGGATGGGATTTAACGAACTCGTCAATCGCCTGAGACTCTATGTTCTTGAGGTTCTCGTTGAAAGTACGCGCACGTTCCTCTTCGAGTTCCTCCTTACTTACAAAGCCTTGTGCTTTTGCCCAAGCAGCGAGTTTCTCTGCATCTTCAGGAGCAAGTTGAGTTTCCTTGTCATCCTTCTTCTGCGGTTGAACCCCTTGCTTGAGTCGCTCTATCTCAGCCTTGAAAGTGTCGATTTCTTTCTTAGCTTCAGTAGCAACCTGCTCCGCGGATTGTGCCTTATCACGATAAGACGCAATACCTTTATTGAGGTTTTCAATCTGAGATTGAAGTTCCTCGACGGTTGGAGCACCACCGCCGTTCTCCGGTTCGTTTGGCTTTGGCATATGTGTTGTATTAACGACTGTTTAGATAACTAGGAGAAGCGACCTCCCGGGATACAATAGTTGCCCTCACCGGATAGAGGGCTGGCAGCGCACGACGACCGACCTCATCGTGCTGTGTCAGCCCTTTACCTGACGAGCTTAACTTAATCCGATTTTTAAGGTACTCTGATAGTAATGTAGAATTACTTCGGAGAGTTAAAGTAGATACTACTCTTTTGTTGTATTGAGGTACGCTTCCGCAGCCTCGCACCACTTGTCGTATGCGTAGGCATCGCGGCCCTCAATCTTCCCATCATAATTGAGAAGAATATTGCTTACAGTGACGAATACAGGAGCTGTTTCAGGACCCGTGAGTTCTGCATCTTCCTCTCCCATCTCTTTCATATCAGCATTGAACTGCTCAGTTTTATCATCTGGAATGTCATAATGAGACTGGCCGTTCTCTTCGATGAGTTTTGGCTTTCCTTCCTCATCTTTAACACAAACCTCTTCGAGCATAGCTTTGCGGTCCTTCTCGTAGCGTTCCAATGCCTCCTCAAGAAGTGAGACAAAACGGGTACGCATACGGCTCTGCTTTCCTTGGAGAGAAATAGAACCAAGCCAATTACCAAGCCCGACGATATACTTCTTCTTAATTTTGAATGTCGTCATGAACAATAGCAATTACATTCGCTTCGTTAGTAATGATGTACTCTTTACCATCGGTATCAGTTACATCCTCGAACCCATACTTAGAGAATTGAACAGTATCACCTACCTTTAGAGTAGTGTCCTTGAAGCTAGGACCGATACCGCGAACCACTCCTTGCTGTATCTTATCGCCTGTAGGAGACTCTGTAAGAATGATGCCTGAGGCAGTCTTCTTTTCTTCGTCTTTAGGAGGCAATTCAATAAGCACTCTATCGCCTAGAGGACGAATCATCCTTAGCGAAGCTTAAACTCAGGAAGTGGCTTCTTGAGCTTCTCGTAGTAAGTAACTATGTGAGCACGAACACGGTTACAGTGGTCGCGTACAAGGTCGAAGCTATCGCGTGAGCCAACAGCACGGCTACGCTTATCTCCCGGCCAGTAGTCTTCCTCAACTACCTCACCAGTCTTCGGGTCCTTTTTATATGCACCTGTCTCTGGGTCAAGTACTGGACGCGTTGAACCTGGGATAGGTGAGAGACGCTTAGGAACAAGAACGCTAAACTGGAAGCCAGGAGCATTCGGGTTCGGAATAATCTCAACACCAAAGTCAACACCGAGAATCTCTTCTACGATGGAGACAATGCGTGGGTCAGCATCTTTCTTGCTCTCACTCGCTGCCTCAACGTCAGCTTCCTTCATCTCGTTCATGAAGTCATTCTTGCCTCCAGTCTCCATACGAGTAACACGCTTATTAAGACCATCTACTGATGTAGCAAGGCCTTGAATAGCTGCTAGAATCTGTGCAGTATCGCTTGCAGGAGCTGGCTCGGATACAGTACCAGTTGGCTCCTCTTGCTTAGTTTCCTCTTGAGTAGGAGGATTCTCGCTTGAAGCTGGTCCTGCTTGTGGAGTATGCTCAGCAAGCATCTTCTTAAGCACTTCTTTAGTTGCGTTAGGATTGACGTTTTCAACTCCCATATTCTGGAGCTGTTCCACCATTTCCTTGTTAGTCATTTCACGTTCTGCCATAGAGAATATCGGTTATTTCCCATCAAATAATGATTTGCCTGAGCCAGTATACTTCGGGTCTTTCTTCTTACGCTCGATATACTGTTCAAGGAACTCAGGTCTTGCACCTGCTATCTGTCTTGCTTGCGCTCTCGCAATAGCCATCGTGATTTCGTCAACAGTGAGCGTGATGAGGCGCGTTGCTTTCCTATTTGCTATCTCTTCGGGAGACAGCGAGAATGTAACTTCATAAGGAATAGAGCCAGCTTGTCTCTCATAACGCATCTGGAGCTGTTGTCGGAGCTCCTCATTGGCGCACATATAGGAGAACATAAAGAGGTCAAGATAGTTGGAATGGAGTTCTGTTACCGTTCCGTCTTTCTTTGTAATCTTTATGTCTACCCACGTACACTCTACTTCCTTATTGATTGGGTCTACTTGTCCATTTGCAGGAACCTTGACCTCAAAGATAGGAAAGAACTGTACGAAGTCGCCTTCAGGAGTGTGAAAACCCCAATGCTTGCGTTCTGTCTTGTTATCGCTCATTTGCCTTCGCGTTTAGTTTTACCAAGAAAGAATCCAAGGCTTCTCGACCTCCTTGCCTTCTCTTATATTCTAAGGCTATTTCGTCAGCCGTAGTACCAGTTATATCGCCGTTTAAATGCTTTTTTACCTCTTCTACTGTCTGCAATAGCAAATCTCCATAATCTTTAAGTAGATTACGGGCGCGTGCCTGTTGCTGTAGTCTTACTACGCTGTGTTGATGGTCGGTCATGGTCGGTGACTTATTGTTATGTCAGCATTGCTGCTCCTTCTAGTCCTGATTCGCTAGGTTGCTGTGCTTGTGCTGGAGGAACGACTGTAGGTGCATTTGGAAGTGCTGGAGGTTGTCCAGGTGTTTGTCCCGGCGCATTAGCTCCTGCTTGGAGTAGCGTGGCGTCTGCTTGATTAGCAGGTCCATTCTTACCATTAAGGAAGTCAAGCCATGCTTGCGGGAGCCAATCTTTAGGCTGCCTATCGAATGACACGATAAGCTGCTTAGCTGGCTTTGCGTTGAGTTCCATAGGACCTGCAAGCATTGGAACAAGCAAGTTAGTAAGACGAAGCGTATCTGCTTGGTCAAGTGCTTTTGAGCTTGTGAGGAGCGATGTCTCGTCAACAGATGTGAATCCGCTGAACGCAAGCATCTCAGGCTTGATAGCAAAGAAGCTACTATTCTCAGATTCTATGTAAGTACCCTCGCCTGTCTTCTCAACATTGAGGTTAGCCATGCGGTACTTAACTGCGAAGAACTTCTCTTCTGGAGAGCCCTCATTCTCGATAAAGAAGAATTCTGGGTCAGCATTGACTTCATCAAGATAGCTAAAGATTTCCTCCTCGGCAGTAAGGTGCTGTACCTCAAACTGTGAGTATACTTGCTGAATGAGAGCGATACGGTTATCAAACTCATTCTTAAGCGCATACTGGAGTGACTTGAGAGGGAGTGAAAGTCTCTTGAGTGCTGATTCGCGTTGCACACCAACTTGGAATGCAGTAACTTGACCAGATGGGTCAGGAGCAATACCTTCAATGATAGGAGTGATGCCTGTGTTAGCGTTGCTACGGTCATTGAGCCATCCGATTTTATCGAGACCGCTGTTGTTGCCTTGTGGAATCTGAAGCCAAGTAACATCCTTTGGATTCATCGTTCGGCGCATAATACCTGGAGACACACGAATGTTCTCGTCTTCAAAGTCTTCAGTACCAGAATAGAAGCCCATTGGAGCGATAGTCGCAAGCAACTGACGCATATCCATGTTAAGGACACGGTCTACGAGTTCCTCGTTGTTCTCCATCTCCTCGATAATGCCCATTCCGTAGATAGTATCGTCACCACGGAAGTGCCATTGACCGTAAGAGCAAGATAGTCTCTTGTTTTGCTGTGGAAGTGGCTCCCAAACAACCATCACGTTGTTTACTTCAATGATAAATTGGTCACTAGGCCAGTTCTCATAGAAGAATACTTCCGTCATGCCTCGCTTAGATGCAAGCGGCGAGATACCTGTCTTATTGTTAGCAGCGTTGCGCGTAAAGACGCCTTGGATATTCTCGCGTGTGTCACCGCCAGCAGTAACATACTTCATGTTCGGGAACTCAGATTCCGGGAACATTCGGCGAATATCGTCAATGTACATCACTTCACGCCACATCCAGTCGCGTGTGCTAAAGAAGTCTTCAGGACGAGTTTGCTCATCAAGCCAAGCGTTGTAGTTGCTCAGGTTCATGTAAGCAATATCATCGAGCTTAGTTACGAGGCGTGTCTCGTATGCTCTGCGTCCCTTGTTATCTACGGAAGCAAGATAACGCGCATCGTGATAGAGACGACGATTAAAAGTGCGACCAATGAACCAACCGCGACGAGCAGAGTTAAACACAGAAAGCTTAAATTGCCCAAGCGAGTTGGTGTTTCTCCATGACTTTTCTGCGAGGGCTTTGAGGAGGTACTTTGTTTGGTCATATTTAGGATTGTCCGACTCCATGATATACGTCGGGTCAGCATCGATTAGAATACCAAGAGCTGTCTGAACCTTACCAAAGGCTTGATTGATAGCAAGAGGTCGCTGATTAGCATCCATCTCAGAAGGCGGAATGTCAGCCATGCGCCTAAAGTACTTGCGGTCCCAACGACGCATTTCAGCGTCGATGTTCAAGCCATAGACATTATATCGAGACTGCAAGAGTGCTTGCTTGCGTAGACGGAATTGACTCCATACTTTAAGCTCCTCTCCTTGAGGATTCCAACCTGGTCGCTTAGCACCTGATTCCTCTACTGGGTCAGGTTGTGGAGCAATATGGTCACTAGACAAATCGCCAATAGGCCCTGTCTCGTAAGGCACTCCACTTGTAATCTTATCGTCCTGAACTTTCTTGTTATTACCTTTCTTAGGAGTCGCCATAGTCTATAGGTTGATTGTAAGGTTGATTGTACGTATCTCCATTGATACTACTTGGGTTCTTTCTAATGCGAGACATCGGACGATTGCGGCCTGTAACTTGATATTCTGTCTTAGGTTGGTCTTGGAAGTAAGACGGAATACCATGCTTAGCAATATACTGCTCAAGTCTCCTTTCAGCATCTGTCTTAGGCATCTTTTGCTTTGGAACATCACGGATACCGATAACAGCAAGAGCAGCAGCCATAACACGGTCATCATGCCCAGCACCTTCAGCACCATATCCATGCTTCCCAGGTTGGTCAGTCTCTACAAAGATTTTCATCTCCTTGAGCAAGTCTTCTGAACGAATGCTGATAGTCTCTTCTCGTGTAGCTTCTTCTAGTTTATCAACGAGCAAGCCTTTAGTCGTGCCTGTTGTTTGGAAACCGATTGTGTAAGTCTTCTCACGCGTTGTCTTGTCCATTGTCTCTCTGCGATAAAGGTTCGCATACTTGTGGCGGATAGCATCGATAACAGCGTGTCCGTGATTATTAGATTCAATGACAATAAGAGCTTTGTTATAGTACTTACCTATCTCAGCAGCTGTTAAGCCAAGCTGATTAGGACGCACAAAGGAAGTAGCATACTCAGCAGCCTGTTCGCCTGTATGAGCATTAAAGACAGAGATGATTGAACGGTCACCGCCAATACCGCCTGATGGGTCTACGCCTATCACATAGCGAGATGTAGTAAGCGGATGCTCCCAGATAAGCAAGTCACCCCACTTACGGTCAATAGATGGCTTAGGATGATGCTTCTGCAAGTCAACGTGATGGAATACATTTCTACCAGAAGCGATAAAGGCTTCGATGGCTGTGGTAGGGAACTCCTGCAAGACTAGCTGCTTGTGCTTGACTGTTTGATTGAAATAGAATTGGAATTGCTCAGGAGTGAGATTAAATCGCTCTTCGATATCCATCATCAGTCCATATCGGATTGCTTGAGTGCGATAGCGTGCGCGTAGCTCCTCCAAAGGCATTTCCAGTGCGTCTTGGTACTGTGCTTCCCAAAGCCAGTTATAGAAATGCTTCTTAAACTTAGATTCTGGGTCCTCCCATTCCTCATGAAAGTATCCTCCCATGCCGTTAGCAGTCGTTTCTAGTGTGATACGACCTCCTTTAGGAACAGATGCAAAGATAGCTGCTGCTTTCTCTTCTGCTTGTGGAGTAAAGGCAACCTCAGACCAGTGTAGATTGTGAATAGTTTCTCCGCGGGTATCAAGTGCAACAAAGATTTTAGATTCTATCTCAGGGAAATACAGCTCGTTCCTGTTATCAAAAGACACACGAGGCTTTAGCTCCTCAGGCATATACTGATATGCACGGCGCACAATCTCAAACAGCTTGGTCACCTTATCTCTCTCGTGAGCAACAATAGCAGATACTGTGTTAGGTGTGTTGATAGTCTCATCAAAGAGGTCAATAAGAGCATCAGTAGTAAATCCAAGCTGGCGTGCCTTGAGAATAGCATTCATTAACGCACGACGCTGTGCGTAATTCATCTGCATTAGATTGCGCTTGAAAGTTATCAAGCGTTTATCTTTAGTGCGTATCTTGTAGAGGTGAGACATTCTCCAGTCTTTGTCCTGGAGGAACGCCATGGCCTGTGCTATTGCTTGGTCTTGTGAGGTTGCCATGGCCAGTTGGATATCTCTTCTTGTGAAGGAGGTTTAATATTATATTTTTTATTACCACGATTGCTATTATTTGCCTTACGTAAGGCTTTTACCTCAGGACTATTCTCATGCAATCGTCTCCTATCGCTCTTACAATCAAAGCAAGTAGCAGGTTTATGTCTATGATACCGCTCAACGTAGTTGGGACAGTACTGACACTTGACTAGGTAGTAGTGCTTCTTTAGCATGGTCGGTCATACTAGCTACTGATAACTTACATGAGTATCTTTAGTCTTCTGATTAGCAACCCACTTATTTTGCTTTCCAGCATCGATTAGAGAGATGGCCCAGAGGGTTGCAATCTCAGGATTATCAGCCATCTCGTCTGTAATCTTAGGGAATGCTTTATCGTTAATCTGGAATATGCCTCTATCAACAGAGTCAATGCCTCCGTGATGAACAGCATCAGCAGCGTTATTGCTCGATGTACCATCCTTGAAGTTATACAAGCGTGCCTTAGGATTCAATGTTCCCTCGTTGTTAGCAAGCTTCAAGAGATAGTTGGTATAGTTCGGATTGATTTGGTCTGCTACAGCTTTGACTGTTCCAGCTACTTTGAGTTTAGATGGGTCGTCAATGGTAACTGTGTCAGATAAAATCTTACCTGCCTCTTTACCTGCTGGTATCTTGTACGTCAATGACTGGAGCGGTGCTGGCTGCACATTCAATTGAACAGCATTGATAGGTTGAATGCTTCCATCAGCAAGATGAGCTGTAGGAACATCATTCTCACTAAATGCAAGCTTCTGAATATGAGCAGGTTCTATTGTTTGTGCTTGCGCTCTATCGTAAGTGACTACATTACCAATGAGATTATCTGGGAACTGACTAGCAAATGTCTCAGCTTTGTTAGCAAACATGGACAGCTTATTGAGTGCGTCATGTGATGCTTGCTGGAACATTGTGTTGCCTGTGTCAAGATACGACTTAAAGAGCTTGAATGGAGACTCTTTAGGCTTCTGGTCATCTAAGACAGGAGGTATCTTGTTGTTCAAATGGTCCTCTTGCGCCTTTAGAATTGGCGCAACCTGTGTCTCAGGAGATGCAGGACCAAAGATAGACATATTACTGAGGCTTAGCCCAACTAAAACCAGTAGAGGAGCAAGTAACAATATACTTTTGGAACGGCTGTGGCTGCGTTTGTATATAAGGTACATTGACAATGTCTTTATTACGCTGCTTTAAGAACTCCTGTATCTTATCAAGCTGGTCATCAACAGGAAGGTCCTTTTTTAGTTCAGCAATCTTTGCTTCAAGCTTCTTGATTTCATCTCGCACACACTTATCGCACTTGTGATTGCAGTTCTTAGCCATATGTTTAGTTTAGTATGAATAAGTGTTCGATGACGTATAGTACTTAGGCGGTTCAGTACCAGCCTGAGTTATCTCATATCGTCCATCTTGAGTACGCACGATAGTATTGCCTGTAGTCAATGATACACGAACAAGGAAGCCTGTTGATTTCTGTTCCTCTTGCTTTGGCTGTCTATCAGCAATAGCTTTCTTGAGACGCTGTATGTTTGCTTGCCTACGCATTATCTGCGTATACGTTAAAGGACGCCTATACCTCTCACCGAACTCATCAAAATAGTAATCGCGATTATCACTTGGAGCAATAACCGCTAGTGTACGCTTAACAACAGGTGCTTTCTTTTGGATTGGATTGACGTTACCAAAAAGAGTAGGCTTCTTATTAGGAATGAATACCTGAGCCTTTTTAAGATGATACTCAATAGTCGTAGTACTCACGCCATACGTCTCTGCAATATGAAACAATCCGTATCCTTGAAGATAGTAACGGACAACACACGCACGGTCATCGAAAGATAGTTTGTTAGGCCATTCGTATTTAGGCTTAACTTGATTCGTCATCATTATCTTGAGCATTAAGTTGCGCTACTAGATGCACAATTCCCATGCTCCCTGAGTGAGTTACTTTCTGTTCAGGCTTTCTAAGCGTAAAGTCAAAGAGCAATTTGCCTGCTTGCACATCAGGCTTATTCTTTATCTGATTGATTGTCCCGTCAGGACTAACTTTTACTTCCTCATACCCTTTAGCCATTGCTACCATTGCGTCAACTACATCTGGGAAGTTGACTGACATCTTCTCTGCTAGTACCTCCTGGAAGTTGCGTTCCAGTAATGCCTTTTGTCCCGGATTGCGTCCGTTCTTGTAAGGTCGTCTAGTAGTAATCTTTGCAAGAGGTTTAGCCATTGTTTTCGTTAGTCGTTTCCTCCACAGTCTCCTCCTGCGATTTTATCTCAGATTCCTCAACAGTAGGCACTATAGGCTCTCCTGTAGGAATGACTGGATTGACTACTACACCGTCAGGCTGTACCTCAATATCCTTAGTTGAGCCATCAGCAAAGGTGACTGTCATTACTCGATTCCCATTCTCTTTCTCTGTTGTTTGAGTGACTGGAACAGAATCGCGTACCACTTCTGTTTCCGAGGGTATATTTTTTTCCCCATCGGCGACCTTATCGCTTACTGTGGTGTTTGTTGCCTCTTCTCCTAAGTCTTGAAGGAAGGCTGTTACCTTTTCCTCAATCTTTTCCATGTCAGATATTTTTTCGTGATTGCGGAAGTATTGTCGCAAGCCGTTAATGCCGTCAACTTTGTAAATGCTAAGCAAAGTCTTCTGGTATTCGGTAAGGTTGGAGGTATCCATAGTGAGATAAAATCGTTAAAAAGAGCCTTAATACGTACTTAATTACATGTATTATAGTATATGTCTGTATGTTCCATATAGAAAGTGTGGATACTACTGTTGAGTTTTTGAATCTGATTACTTTGTTTCTCGTAACTCACTTTGCTATCTATCAAACAACAAAGACACGGCGCCCAAGATATTAGACGCCGTGAGATAATGGACCACCTCCTTTCAGTTGTGGAAGTAAATCTGGGAAGGTAGCTGCCTGATGAGCAACCATGTATAGGCTCCGCCGAGCACAATGACTGCAACGATAATCATGGCTGCTTCTCCTCCTCGAACAAGTCGCGTTGACCATCCTGCTGTTGGCGAGGAAGGTATATTGGAAGCTTCATTTGCTGTGAAGCTACCACGACCTGCACGCTAACAGTTAAAGAACCGCAATAGCATAGCAGGTCAGAACTTGGCGAACCGCACCTGAGACACATTCTCATACTGACCTCCTATCGTGTCTGTTTATATTGTAAAAGTTTTAAAACTTTTATCGTGTATATATCTGTTCCCAAAGTAGGAGTCGAACCTACATTCTAGGCTCCAAAGGCCTCTGTCCTACCGTTAGACGACTTGGGAATGTTCGCGTTTAGCAATCTTTTCGAGTGCTTTTGCTTTTTGAGTACCCCATCCAAACTGGCGGCGTTGACCACCACAGATGGAGCACTTCTTTGCAGTATTGCTGATGCGATTTTTTCGCTTAAACTTCATGTGCCTTAGAAAGGTTATGCTCCTCTGTCCTTCCGGCTTCAACGGAATGCTCTACTATTGAGCTACTAAGGCTTGCTACTTATATATTAGCTTCTTTGCATTGACATCATAAACCTCACAAAAGAGACAACCGAGTTGAGGCAGGTACATACGCGTACACTTCGCGCATTGCTTAACTTCCTTGGTCGGAGGTGGTAAGTCTTTCTTGCGGATAGTCATCTGCTTTTCTGGATTGAATGTTTTCGTCTTCTTCCTCATTGAGATTTAATCTTAAATACTTTATACTCACTGAGTTGCAACCCAACCGACCAACGTTGCTTAATGCAGCTCAAGCGTTTAGTTAGCGGTATCGTAAAATAACCGCCGGACCTAGACCCAGCTAACTATCGCTGGGTTTGGCTGTGTTTTTTCTACGCCCAACCTTTAAGAAAGAGCGTTTTCTTTTCTGAGGTATCTTATGGACCCACATATAAGAACCTTTTACTTTGTTTGGAACTTGAAATAACACAGAAGCAGGAACTCCCATTTCATATGCTTTTCTCATCGCGTGCCAAGGTAGGTCTCTTTTTCCTCTCCTAAACTCACTATAGTGACTCTCGTACCAATCCAACTCTTCAGCCATTTCTGCTTGGCTCATTCCGTACTGTTCTCTTCGAAACTCTAGTGCGTCAATTATTGACGGAAAGTCTCTAATCTTTTTGAAGGTTCTTTGATTATGTTTTCCTACTCCTGCTTTCATGAGCGTTTAGTTACATTCCAATCAGCACGACTGATACCATTCTTAATACGCTTGACGCGAACATTGACAGTAGCAAGGTCTACATCAGCAACGTCATCAAATGCGATAGCAATAGTTGGGTCCTTTTGCTTTATCTGAACTGTGAAAGGTTCAAGACCAAACTTCTCTCCCCATGTCTTAGCCCAGTCAACTCCTGAGCCACTCCAAAGAACAATCTCATGGCCTTGTGCTTGGAACCACTTCAAAAGAGCTATGTTTGGATAGTTAGGAGTTTCTCTCCCTGATGCTGTTGCTACTCCAGGGACGAGCAGCGTGTCGTCTATATCAAAAGCTATCCTCATAGTGTGTTAATCCATTTAGTGATAATATCGCGTACAAGGCTCTTAGGTTTCTCAGGAGGTACAGCAGTCAAATCGCGCACCACAGGACCAACAATGTCAGTGTAGTGCTTCTTGATATGCTCAATGATTTCATTACGAGCATCAGGAATATCCATTACTCCTGCTTCTACATCGTATAGAACTCCGTCAATTGAATCGTGCGGTTCGTGTGCCATAACTATTTCTTACGCTTAGCTCGCTTCTCACGACGGCGCAGTTCTTTCATTACCACACTATCGTGCTTGAATTCTTTCTTCAAGTCTTTAGTCGGAACACATCGAACCCAACGATTGCTTATTCTTTCCTCTGTCATATCAGTCCTTCTTTACGTAAGTAATTTATTGCTCGCTTATGTTGAGCAATAGCTTGGCGGCGAGTTGTGCACCGCTCCATGTAGTCAAGAGATTCAAAACCTGCACGCTTCATGATAACAGTCTCGAATAGAAGAGGTTTGTGCATAACATCACCTTCTTTGTAAGATTCAAAGCTGTGGTCTAGGCCTACAAAGATAGTCGAGACAAAGTAGTTACCTATATCTTCTTGCTTGATGACAGTATTCTTCCTATCTTCAGACCAAGTAGCCCACGTCATCAAATCAACAGGAACTGGATTTCCTTTGCTATCAAGAATGTAATGTTCTAGCATGCTCATACAGTTCCAAGACTACCGACAATCCCGTTAGTACCTCCGCCTCCGGTACCAGGACTACCACCGCCATTACCAGAAATGACAATCATTCCTTGACTTTTCTTCCACTCTTCTAGCTTGACTTGAGCAGCTCCAATACAAGCAACCTGCTCCTTACAGTGACGGATATTTCTATCCATTGAACCTCCGTTACCGAAGTTAATGCGAATGCTTGAAACGTTGATATCTTTATCGTCTCTAGTAGCTCCACATATCTCGCAAGTCCAAGTCATTCCTAGAGGTTGTCCGATAGGACTAACACTTCCAGGATGAACTTGTTGTAGTAACTGACCTGCATAGATAGGTTTTGCTGCAGCTTGCATCATGTGATACCTTTGAGCATCGTATTGCGCTTGTTGAGCCGCATACAAGTCATTGAGTTCTTTCATTGCTTTGTTAGCGAAATCATTCAACTCTTGTGCTTCATGCGCAGTCTTAGGACTCTGGCGTTTCGTCCAGTCTATGATTTGTTTTAGCAAATCTTCTTTTCTTTGTGGACGACCCATCGCCATACTAGAAAGAGCAAGTGTAGTCCGTCTTGGTACGGTGACAAGTAGGCGGCTGTACTGCTTTGACTTCTACCGGAACAATAACAATCTGGTACTTACCTTTTACTTTTCCAAGCGATGCTTGTGCGGTAGTAGTAGACTGATTGAATGCTGCAATAGTCGTTGAAGCTACAGTGAGTGTATCGTTCTTTACAGAACTGGATACGTGACCGTGTTGCACATTCAGGAGTAGTGCGTTGACTACAAGAATGATAGTTGTGATAGTCTGCATAAGCTATTCAGCTTTACCAATAATGTAGTAGTCGTTCTCTTTGATAAGCGGTGTCATCGCCGACAGGTGGACTACATCACCTTCCTCAGTCGTGCAGTAAGAATACATTCCGTCTATGTGATGAAATGTAATGAATCCTTCTTTACCAGGTTCATCCCTTTTACCGTAGACTGCTTTTATTTTAACTCCCGCATCGCGCGGCAAGTCTAGGAGTGTGAGTTGTTCTTTGCTCATACCTCCTTTTTCTTACACTCGTTGCAAAGACACTTGTGCTTTAGCTTCGAAGTATTGACTCCGCGAGCCTCTAACTCTTTCTTTGCTTCCTCGCGGCGTTTCTGCATCTGATGAAATCCGTGTTCCACGAACCACATCAAATGCTCAGTCTTTTCTTCAGCAAGAGGCTTTAAGGCACTCATATCTTTTCAACGCTAATCTTGAAGCTACCAATCTTACCATGCTGGCAAGAAAGGTTACGCATCTCAACTTCTAATCCGTCAGCAGGTTGGCTAGCAAGGTAGACAGATAGAATCTGGCACGCAGTCTCAACAGCATCGTCGGAGATATCATGTCCAGCATGAATTGACTGCTTGTCTGACCCAAGATTCATCTTCTTTTTCATTGAGTCAAACATACTACTCTTCTCCGATTACGCGCCACTTAGGCTGCATTGTGATGTTTCCATCAGCGTCCTTAACTGGCTCCATTGCTTCCTCGCTTCCATCGACACTGAAAGCGAAGTGAGCACCTGATACTGGGCACATTCCTTCTCCTTTCGGAGGAAGTGGGAACCCGCAACCTTCAAGTGCTACTCCGTGATTTGGACACTTTGGGTTGGTCTTTGGCGTTACTCGAATCTCTGACATAAGCAATTAGTTAAGTGTTAGTACCTTCGTCCTTGAGTCTGCGCTTCTCAGCTTCTGTCTGTAAGAAGTCAGAAATCTTAACGCGGCTCTTAGTGAAACCAGACTTACCAGTCATTTGTAGGTCTTCGCGCTGGTCGTAGCGAGACTGTGTACCCATGAGGCCCTTTGACTTCCTGATACGAGCCATCGCTTTCTCGATGTGCTCCATACCAACCTTGTCTGATTCGCTAGAGACTGCAAGGCGAGCAGACTGGAGAATGATGTTCTTAATCTCTCCACCTGAGTAGTCGTGCTTAGCTAGGTCCTCAATCTTAACGTCTTCGTGGAGCGGCATCTTTGCCGGGAGCATTGTCTTCCAGATATGGAATCGCTGCTCCTCATTAGGACGAGGGAACTCAACGATGAGAGAGATGCGCCGTTCAAGTGCCTCGTCCATGCGGTTAATCTGATTAGTCGCAAGGATACAGACACCTTCGAACTTCTCAATCTCAGTAAGGAGCGTGTTAACTTCAGAGGCAAGAATCATTCCAAGGTCGGCACGGGAAGTGATAAGAGAATCACACTCGTCAAGGAATAGAATCATATTCTTTGCGCGTGCGTTCTCGAATGCTTGCTGAATGTTGCGGTTAGCACCTCCCGGCTCCGAAGACTGAATCTCAGCAGCTGATACAACTAGAAGCTCTTGCGAGAGTGCGTTTGCGATTGCGCGAGCCATTCCTGTCTTACCCGTTCCCGGAGGACCGTAGAACATCATTGTCATTCCACGGCCGTACTCCATAATCTCTCCAAGACCCCATTCGTCAAACAGCTTAGCTGAATGATTGTGCTGCTTGAGAACCGAAATAATCTCTTCGCGTGTCTCAGGAGCGATAATGATGCGGTCAAGCTTCGTAAGGTCAATCTTTGACTTGTGCCCTTCCTCACGGACAAGCTGAAGCTTAGTCTTAGAGAAAGCAAGACGGACAAGCGTGTTAT